GCATATGAAATGAATAGTAATAGTTGTTATTAATTCTTAGTGTTACTACCTGAAACAAAGAATGATTTATCAGATAGTTCATTTATTAAATCTGTTTCTTGAATATCTGTTTGTGGTGATACTGAAACATCAACAAGATTTTTGTAGTATTCTATAGTAGAAGAATTTATCGGGCTCATGACTATAATATCCTGTTTAAAAATGTTAAATACCTTTTCATCTGTATAAGGTATCCAAGGAGTACCTGCTAGGACTTCTTTCTTTCCTTCTTTTAACTCCACTCTTACTATCTTCATTTGAACAGGAAACATTATAGTAAACGATTCATCGTCTTCGCTAACTACTACAGCGATTATATTATCTCCATTGGTTAGTTTCATAGTCACATATTCATGGTCTATCATTCTAGCATCACCTCAATTAATTTTGTTTTAAACTGTTCACTCATGTATATAGAGTATCTTTCTCCTGCGTGTAATAGAGTATAATTTTTATGGGATTTATAAGAAAGATCATCCGCTATATCAAACAACTTACAAATAGTTTTACCTTCTTTTAATCTCAACCCTCTACCTATAGACTGAAGATTTCTAATTTTAGATTTTGAAGGAGAAGCAAATATAATGTTTTCAATAGAAGGCATATTAATACCCGTAGAAAATACGCCAAAACTAGCCACAATTATAGCATTAGTTTCTTTTTCGCATATGCTTCTTATCTCTTCCCGGGCAGTAGTAGCAACTCCACCATGAACAAAGAATATTTTCCTATCTTCATGAATTTTATCTTTAATCATTTCATATAGTTTCTTTCCATGTTTATCAACAAATTGAAACAATACTAATGTATTACCTTGTGTGGATATGGCAAGGTTTCTAATAAATTTATTCCTTAATGGGTTTGTAACTAACCAATTCATTTCTTCTTGATAAGTAAAATCCTTTAAAGCCTGTTTAGTATCTTTATCATATTTTAGAACTAAACACTTTACCATTAATTCAACTACTGATTTATTATCCATTAATTCTCTAGTGGTCGTAACTTGATATACTCTACCAAATATACCTTCAAGAACTAATTTATTAACTTTTGATCCGTCTAGTGTACCAGTTGTACCTATTCTATATTTTACACTATCTAATCTTTCCATGATAGTCGTAAGAGACTTGGATTTAAACTGGTGTGCTTCATCTCCGAAGATTACATCAAAATCTTTAAACCAGCTTTTTGGTTGATTGATTATAGATTGCCAAGTAGTTATCAGAACTTCTTTAGTAAATTCTTTAGTAAAGCCTGAATACAATTTTTGACAATAATCAGGCACGCTAAATCCATTAGCCGAGGAATAATCCTCAAAATCAGAATATAACTGTTCAACTAATTGGGTTGAAGGTACTACAATTATACATTTCCTACCGCGATTAAGATGATATCTTAGTAATGAATAAATGATTAAACTTTTACCTGAACTGGTAGGACTCAATAGAAGAACTCTATTTTTATCAAGCGCAACTCTTATTGCTTCTACTTGATAATCCCTAATAGCTATAGGATTGCCTCTTCCTCTCAAATTTAAATTATTTGCAAATGATTGAGCGTAATCTAAAGTAATACCGTTTAAGGCAAATAGATCATTATTGTATTCAACCTCATAATCATTCCTCTTGGCAAATTCGAGGATATAATCTATTAGTCCTGAATAAATCGTTTTGGTTTGAAGATTATAAAGCCTTAGGTATCCATCCCACAGTTTATTTTTAAAGGCGGGAGTATACTGATATCCTTCAACTCTAAATTTAAAGAAGTCTGATAGTTCTTGTTCTGTTGATGAATCCGCAAAGACTCTGAGAAATACTTCGGAATGATATTCAATTTTGATTGTCATATTGTGTAATATAAGATAATGAATCAGCGTCCTTGCTGTTTCTATATTTATATCAAATTTACAGAGTTTATGCTCCAGCTATAAACTGTTTCCACGATACGATGTTTTTGAGTTGCCAATCTCTGGCTTTTATTTGACCTAGAATAGACTCTAATAAATATATTCTAATGTTGAGATTTTCTATTCTGAATTTTAATTTACTCAATTCAGAATCACCATCTAATAACTGTTCGCATTCAGATTTTATAGGTTTAGTACCTTGCCATTGATCCAATTGATATTCTTTTAATTCGTCCCTGGATAGTTCGCCCCGATAATAACGAAATTTAACTTTCTTTAGAATACTATATTCGTTTTGTAAATCATTAACTCTCATTTTAGCTTGAACTAAATGTCTAATATACTTAGCATGTAATTTAGGTACATTAACAGACTCATTATCAACATGATTTGAATCTACGGTGGAATCTTCATCCCATTCTTTTATTATGTCTTCTGTATTCATTATCTCACCTTATAATATTAATGACAATTATACTGCCTATTCAAGGAGAAGTCAAGAGTTATTATTCCGAAAACTCAAACATATTGTATTTGAAGGTAGCATTACCAATTAGATAATTTACATCGGTACTGGTAGATGTAAATGTTATAGCACCTATAGAGGTGATAACTATATCAACATATCGTATAGTTTGAACAGGCTGATTATTACTACCTAAAATCTGAAGAGTACCATCTGAAAACTCTTTCATTAATCTACCGCTATAATTATTCTGCGAGTCAGCAAAATTTTGGAATTGACTATGGTCTGAGGGAAATCCTAGTCCTGTTATCCAGTCGTATAAAGCCCTATAATTAGCCATATCCTCATCAATTAAAAATTGGATTGTTAAATCATCCCAATTTATAATATCCCCCGCAAAAGGGTTATATCCTAAAGGATTTAATACTTCTATAGCAGGTAGAGTTAATCCAGGGAGATTAACCTCTTGACAAAAGAAAGATATACCAGGCATCTTTTGTATTGAGAAATTGAAACCATTAGGAGATAATGGATTGATATTTGTTGGAACAGGGCAAGAAAGGTTTTTAGCCATTGAGTTTCTCCAAGACGTAGGTGAGGGTTCCACAATCAAAAATCTTATGTAAGCCTAAGTCTGTAGCCAATTCTGATTCGGATTTTGTTGTATCTGTTATATTCAACATTTGTAGAAGTCGTTTTTTCGTATACATTGAACGGTGTTTTATGGTACTAGTATTTAGATTAACATATCGGAATCCAGGTCTATTAATTTTATTTAAGGTAAATCCATTTTTAGAATATACATCACCATTAGAATATGTTCTATCTGCATATGAAATAATAGAACCTTCGTGGTCTTTTCTAAAAGCACTTAATAATTTACTAAATCCACCCACAACTGTTATTCCTTTTGTACCTGAGAATCTAACGAGTTCCCAATCATAATCTTTATTATATCTTGGTTTAGCAAAAGTCATAACAGATACCAATTCTTCTTTACAATACAAACCATAATGATATTTAGATTTATCAGCACCTTGTAAATGATATCTATTTAAAAACTGATTCTTATCATAAGGAGTTATTAATTTAACAGAGCATTGTCTTCCAAATATTCTTTTATTTACTTTCAGCTTTGACATTAAATAAGTCTCAACGGCTTCTCTATTATTATTCCACTGGCTTGAAAATATATGTATTAAATTAATACCAACTTCATTACATTTTAAAGTTTTACCCAAATGATATGAAGGTCCTTTAATTTTAGCTGGAGTCGTTTCGTGTGGTCTGTATATATGAGAATATATTCCATTGTACTCTATCGCAATTTTAAGTTCAGGTATCGATATATCCAACTCAGAACCGATTAAAGTTCTGTCATTACTGTTCATCTTTATATCATTACTAATTACCGAACGAATCCAGTTATACACTTCTTGCTCTTCTTTTGAAGACCTAGGATTCTTTCTTTCATATGAGTTTGGGTCTCTGGTAACAAGATTATGCTTTTTAAAAAATATTGATAGTGTAGATTTTGTTGTTCCGTATATCTTTGATAACTCCTCAAGGGTTTTACCTGAGGAATAATCAGTTTCTAATAATTCTTTATTATTTAAAATATTCTGAATAGTATGTTTAGATTCGTTCAATCTTAAATTATTAATCCCGTGAAATTTTAACCACTTGTTTATTGGGGTAATGGAAACCCCCAATTCTTTCCCTATTAATTCTTTAGATTTCAACAATACAAATCTTTGATTATACAACCACTCTTTGTCTTGTAATAATTGTTCCACTTTCTTTGAAATAGTTTTGCTCTTTCTGGAACAGGTAGAGGATGCGTATTGACGAAACACTTTGTTTGGTTCTGAAGAATTTAACAATACAGGTAACCCACAACCACAGGAACAGTTAGGCCAATCTATATCTGGATTATCATTGAAATACTGAGTATGGAACTTTGACAGTTTTCCATATTGTTCCAAAATTGAATATATATCCATGCTGATACTCCTTAATAGTATTAGAGATAGTGGGAATTGCTGTTCCGTGACTATCACATATTATAACATAGTATTTATCTAAATAAAACCCACAAAAAAAGGAGTCCGAAGACTCCTTTCATAAATTACCTAAGTAATTTTATATTACATCAAGTTTGTAACTTTTACAAATCTGTAGTAAAAATTCTTACTAGCAGTATTACTAACATCACCTGAACCATCTAACAAGTCAACCATAGGATTAGAAACTAAACCGTAACGTGTCTTGAAACCGATTTTAGGTTGGAAAGTGTTTTGATCAACCGCACGAACCATTTGTAATGGAACATATGGGCAGTAGAATAAACCAGCATCAAAAGCAGAAGTACCTTTATAGCCAACAGTAAAGAACTGTGAACCACTTGGATTGCCAGCTTGATTTAAGTTTTGTCCACCAGCATATGGATCAACATATACTTTATATTTGCCGTTTAAGATACCAGCAAAAGTAGTAGATGCTTCATCAACATTCAAACCAGTAGCAAGAGCAGGAGCATAATCTAATACACCAGCCATTGCTAAAGCAGAAGCAACATCAGATGAACAGATAATGAAGTTACCGCGACCTCTACGAGTCAACTGAGCGATAGCATTAGCTTCACGTTCAATTTGGAACAACAAACCTTTGAATTTTTCAACTGACCAACGACCGTTAGAGTCAACGTCAAGATCAAAAGTACCAGCAGTTGCAGTACCGTTAGTAGCACCACGGTAAGCTGTAGTGTAGATAGTACGAATTACTTCACGGTTGATTTCAGCAAGAATTTCAGTAGAAAGAATTTTGCTCAATTCGCCTTCAGCATCTAAGCCATGAACTGATTTCAAATCTTGTGCTAATTCAATAGAGTATTCAGCTTTCAAAGCTCTAGTTTTAGCAACAACTGAAGTTTTTTCAATTGAAAACGCCATTTCTGGGAAAGGGTTAGTTGAAGCATCTGAACCCAATTTTTCAGCATTAGCTGTAGTTGTACCAGTACCAGTAGTATAAGTACCAGTTTCAGTTGGATCTGAACCTACTTGAGTACCAGCGCCTGAGAATGCAGAATTTGCTTCGTTAAATAATGCCTCAGTACCAGACTGAGTAGTATAACGTGAACGCATAGCGAAAATCAAACCAGTAGGTTGAGTCATTGGTTGAACGCCAGCAACATCATACGCGATCAACTGTGGTAATGCTCTACGAACTAAGTTGATTAAAACAGGATCAAAACCAGCAACACCAGCAGTAGATGATGCGGCAGAATAACCACCTGTTGAAATAGCGTTTAAACCAGCAGATGAACCAGCATTGCCTGGAGCATAAGCCGTTTCGTTGATTGAACCATAGTTCGCTTCATGGCTTTTACGCATTTCACGTTCTTGGTTTTCTAAAATTACAGCAAGATCGGCTCTACGAGCAGAATCTTTAATAGCAGGAGCATGTTCGCTATTGATTACTGGAGCCCATTTTTCTAACAGAGCTTGACGATTAATTTCCATCTTTATTTTCCTTTTGATTAATAAATTATAGGTTGTGTTTTTTAAGTGCTTCTAAGTAAACTGCCATTGCTGGATCAATTACTTTTCCGCTTTCTTCGTATAATTCCTCAACCGGAGAATCAGTAACAACTGATTGTACCGAGCTATGAACTTTACCTGTGAAATAGTTTTCCCGAATAGTTTGAACTTTAGTTTGGAATGTTTCTTCGCTTTCAAAAGACAATTCTTCTACTAAATCACTGAACTTTTCAGTTTCAGTTGCAGTTAAACCTTCGCTTACCATCTTAACAATATCTTTACGAGTAGCTTCTGATAATGATCTTTTTAAATCAATATTTTTAGAAACTTGTTCGTCTAGTTTTTCTTCAAGCGCATCAATTTTAGATTCCATTTCGCCTAGTACGTCATACTTTTCTTCAGGAACTTCAATATAATGTTCTTGGAAAAGACCTTTCATACCAGTAATAAATGATTCCATAATATCAGTCTTGATACCACTTTCAAGGGCTATTTCATTCTGTTCTATCCACTGCTCAACAACATAGTCGAGGTAACCATCAATTTTTTCAACCAGACCCTCTGTAATTGAATCAACTTGCTCCGCAAGTTTTTCTTCAAATTCTTCTTCTAACTTAGCAGCTTCTTCTTTAACACGACTGATAACAGCCGCTTCAAAAATAGTAGTTGCTTTTGTTCTAAATTCTTCGCTTAAGTTTTCGCCAAAAAGTAAAGCATCAACGTCTTCTTGGACGTCAACTTTAACTGATTCTTCAACTACTTCCGTTTCTTCCACGAATTCTTCAGTTTCAACTTCTTCCGTTAAACCCACCAATTTTGATTCTTCAAGAATCTCGGCAATTTTACTTTCTATACTCATTAATGTTCTCCTAAAATTTTAGTATATTGTATTTAGTATTTTAATTATTTGATACTTTTAAGGAATTGCTGAAAGGCTAGAGCCTTAACTTCCTCTAACCTATTAGATGGAGCTGACCTAATTAAACGTCTAGCTTCATCTACTTGCCTCTCAAATTTCCCATCAACAAATACCCAACTTTCAGATTCCATGATTCCATTGACCCACGCATCAGGTGCCGATGGATCAGAAACTAAATCTCCAGCAGTTGAAAGCATAAAATCATTCTGAACAACATTAATGCCTTCGTTGTTCATCTTCAGAGAGCCTAAAGCCCTACTTGAAGTGCCTAATTGTCCGCCACCCTTGATAATACCTTCAGCAATTCTACCCATAGGTGTATCTAATATCTTTGCTTTGCCAATCCAATTGTTTCCTTCTTTTCTTAGATTGACAATCAAATGACTTATTCTATCAAGGTTGATAGATGGAGAATCTGGATGACCAAGTTCTCCAAAGGCTGTATGCTTATCTACTTTTTCTTTAATGTAACGAGTTACTTCTTTATCCATTACAGATTCAGGATACATTCTACCATTACGATTTTTAATATTTGATTGTAGAAAGATACCTTCAACAAACAACTGTTTGCCTTTACCTAGTTTTTCTTCAACAATCATATTTAATGTTTCGTTTACTTCCCTGATAAGTTTCATAATTATGAACCTACAGCAGTAAGATTGTCCAACACACTAAATTGAGCTGTTTCAATTTTAGAAGCAAATCCAGATACTTTACGAACTCTAATCCAAAGTTCACCTTGAACAGGAGTTGTACCATCATTCTTTACAATAGTAACAGTAATATTCTGTGTATTTTGAGTTGGTTCTGAAGGAAATAGTTCTACAAAATCCATGAAGTTTCCGTTATCAGCAAGCAATGTTGCTACGCGGATTCCGTTTCTATCTATTCTGTATGTTGCTCCAACATCACCCGCCCACTGAAATCCTATAATATTTACTGTAGGTGCTGTCGCAGGAGGATAAATTATTTGATTAGTCGCTAGAATATCTGTTTGGATATTAATAGTGACCGGAGCAATAGTATTACCAGATACTTTTATAACTGCCTCTGAATCTGTTACTAATTGCACAACTGCCGCTGTCGTTGCCATTTTATTGTTCCTTTATTATGATGCCAAGTATTTTGAGAAAATTTTCCGCATTTTCTCTCATGTACTCTATTGCATCAGGTTTTAATGTACTATTTAGTATTTCTTGAGTTTCATTATTAATAGCAATTGTTGTATTATCTTCAAGTACATATTGAATTTTACCAGCAATAACATTATCAAATTTATTCAACTCTCTAATTTGTTCAACTACAGGATCTATAGTAAATACTTTATTAGATGCTAATTTTATATAGTGTTCTAGGATGGCATCAGTAATTCGTATACCATGTTCTTCTTTTATAATATTAACAATTTTAGGTATATTATCCGTATAAACTTCACCAATAATTTCTTGTTGAATATCATCAGCGTTTATTTGTTGGATGATATACCTTTTTGCTTCCGACAAATCTTTACAATAAGTCTCTTTATTATCAATTAAAATAGTACCATCAATTGTTTTTTGAATAGTGTGCCCAAAGATGTAGATACTCTCGTGAATATCTACACCCGCTAAGGTTTTATTTAAATTAGAAGAAAACTTAGAGTAGTTCATTATTTTTTTAATTTTAGGAATTTACCTTTATGAGCAATTCCTTCTGCTTCACCTTTATCGGGTGTAACTTCATACTTAGTGCCTTCTTTGTTTTTCTTAACATAGTTCCAAGAATGATGTTTTCCATCAACATTAGAGAAATGTTGAGCACCACCATGATCTGAACTATTATGATTAGCAATCAATTGACTAGCGGTAACTGCTTCTTCTAATTCAAATTCTTCTTTGGTTAGTTTGTCAACTGCTTTAGAAATGCCTTTAAGTCGTTTTGCTGCTATATCTTCGTAGTCATTATATTTTTCTTTTCTTTTTGAAGCTCCTACACCAAGTTCAACGCCAGCAGAACGGGCATTATGAACACCAGAATCAGATGCTTTTTTAACATAAGAACCTAAAGTTGCTTTTGACAATTCATCTAGTTGTTCAAAGTCTTCAGACAACATGAAATCTTCAAGTTCTTCTAAAGAGTAATCTTCAAGAGCGAATTCTTCGTCTAATTCAACCGATTCTTCAACAACTGAGCCAAACATACCTTGAGCGGTATCAACTCTCATGCTATCTAAACGGTCGGCAATTTTATATGACATTACTGTGTTAAAACTATCTTCAATACCTATAGTATCACCTTCAGCAATAGCGGTAATTAAGTCTATAATGGATTCTTTAATCATTGTTGATTTCCTTGATCTTCTGGTTCTGGTTTAGGTTCCGATGCTATTTGTTTTTTAATATCTTTAATATCTGTATCAGATTGTTGTAGGACATTCTTACAAATCCATTCTTGTGAATAATAAGTACCTACATACATTGAAATTTGTTGCAGAGTAGCCAATCTACTCATTAATATTTCATTTTCTTTTAATTCAGTAAAATAATTATCTTTTTGAAAATCAAAGAAAATATTAGGTTTAATATCAGACCATTCGTCTTCTCTGATAATACCTTTTGATATTAATTGTATTCTGAGAGCATCAGATAATAGATTTGAAAATTTCTTTCTTAATCTAGATACGAATTTATTAAATTTTACTTCTTCTCTTGTAATTTCAGTAGAACGTCCAATACTAAAACCTTGTGTTGGTTGAAGTCTTCCTAAAGGCACATTTAAAGATTGGAACAATTTATTTTGAAAATATTGAATATCTTCAATTTGTCCTAGTGTTTGACCTCCTGGAAGTGTGGTAATTTCTGTACCCTTACCACCTTCTCTTCTTGGCATCCAAAAATCTTCCATCATAGATAGATGTTTTCTGTCGTTTCTTACTTCGCCTGTAGTAGCATCATAGACAATCTTATTACGAAATTTGTTCATAATATCGTTTACATACTGCTCGGCTTTTAACTTTGGTAAATTACCCACATCAACATAGAAAATTCTACGTTCTGGCGCTCTTGATATGCGATAAATTACAACAGCATCCTCAATCATTTTTAACTGATTTGTTGGCTTAACTGCTTTATGGAGATGACCTAAAGTCATACCCGAATTAGGGTCTATTAAACCTGATGGACAATAGATAACTGAATCTGTTGTTAGTTTAATACCTTGTGTCGTTTGTTCGCTAATTCCTTTATCGTTGTATAGGTAGTATTCATCTACACCTACAACAACATCAATTCCTTTATCATTTCTTTGTTTCTTTACATTTTTAATCTTGCGAATCTTTCTTGGGTCTATTTTTCTTAATTCCGCAATACCATTTTTGATATTAGATGGATCAATCAATGCTTGATAATAAACTCGGCCGTCAATATACCACTGACGAAAGATATCAGGACCAAATTCTTCAAAATCTAAAAGCCGAAGAACTTCTTCAAATTCTTCGGTAATCTTAGTTTTTATTGCGTCAGATAATTTAAGATTATCCAACTTTATTTCAATAGATTTATCATCCTCACAAACAATCGTTTCATTCACTATATCAGCAATAGCCGAATCACAATCTGAATATTGAGCAACTTCTCGGTATCTTCGTATAAGATCATTCTCGTTTTTAACGATAGAATCCATATCAAGAACCATACCGTAATAATTAGCCGCCCCTGAGGCAGTAGTTATTACGGTAGAGCCATCATCTGTACTAGGCGGTACAACACTCAGAGGATTTTGTTTCTCTGGTTTCTTTTTTCCAAACTCAAGCCCGAACAAGTTCATATATTATCTCAGATTATAATTAAAGACTGAAAGGAATTGTTCCAATTGGTGTATCTACGGAAACATTGACTCCAAAAGAACTTCCATCAGTATCAGTACCAGTATTAGATGTGAAGTAGTTATATTGAAATTCAACGTCAAATGTTTCTATTTGATTGGCTGATTCAAAATCTAATGTTATTGGACTAATAGTAAGAGGGTACGCATCCGCAAATTTATAAGTTTTAAGAGTTGCACCATTTCTATCTAGTTGTTGAATTTCTAATTCTACTTGATAATCAGCAGGATTAGTTTTACCTTCAGTTGCTGCATATCTTTGAATACCAGATTGCCAAGTTTCAAAGGCATTCCTTAGACCAAAAGTTACATCATTATAGATAGTAACAGTCCAAGGTTGGAAAGTCCTTTCACCCGCAAAGTTTACCTCGCGTCCGCGATACTGTACTGGTACATTAGTAATTGTTGAGCCGGGTAAAGAGGCCGCCTTACATAAAAATTGGGCTCTAGCACCTTCTAGGGCTCCAACTGATACGAATGAAGGAAAGTGGAGATATGCTCTAAATTGGTTGGCCCTTGCTCCGCCACCAATTAATTGCGATTTAAAATCTGAAATGTTAGCCATTTGTATTCCTTAAATTATTGACTTTAGTTATTTAGTATTGAAAAATGTTTATGGGTTGAGTATTAGTCAACCCATACTAGTTTTAACCACCAACAGTAGTAAAATCAACACTTGTTCCAGTAGCGATAAAACTCAATGTAATATACGAGATAGACCGAGCAGGTTTAATATAGATATCACCTACAAATTCATTTCTATCAATTACTTCACCTGTATTATTAGTTTCATCGCATTTAACTCTAAAATCAATAATACCTCTGCGACCTTTAACATCACGCAAGAATGGTTCTACTATATTTTTAAATTGTGATCTTGTAAACGCATCATTAAATTCAAATAATTGATATTTTGATGCGGTAGAAATTGCTTTTTCTAATATGATAAACAATCTACGGACGTTGATGCGATCAAATGCAGATGGTTTAGATAGAAGAGTTTTATCTCCATATAATACAACTCCCTGACCAGGAAAAGCAACTACTGGATTTATACTTGATTTGTATAGCGTATCTCTATCGGTTTTAGTAGGATTAACTGCTAATTTTACTACATTTTTAATTTGACCGCGATTGAAACCTGCTGGAGACCACCACGCATCATTAGTATAATCCGTTCTCGCAGCAAGACCAGCAATATCACCGCTTAATGGAACCCAACGGTAAACATCACTATATCTATCATATTGATATTTGAATCCAGTGTCTAGTACACCGTAAGAAGATGATGTAAGAACATTTCTAAATATGACAAGAGCATCAGTAGCGGAAGAACCTGAACCAGTAATTACTGCTCCTGAGGTATTATCCTGCGGTGATACAAAAGCAACACAATCTTTACGAACTTCACAAATATTTTGGATTACAAAGTTTGCTGTTGTAGCGGTAGCTTTTCCTACAGGCAATAAACTAATATCATAACGACTATCATCTAAGTATAGAAACCAAGCGGCTTGAACATAAGCGCCAGTAGTATCAGTATAATCATCAACCCCATTATTCAATGATGTTTGCATACCACCAACTAAAGATTTGAATGTTGCTCCTGCTGCAACAGTTCCCCAATCAGTAGGACCAGTTACGTTAGTTGTATGACGCATCCACCAAACATATTTAGATGACGCATTGATTACATCTCTATAAAAATTGTTTGTTCCATCATATTTCTTAGCATCTAGGGCTTTTGATACGAAAGCAAATTTTTCTAATACTGTTCCAGCTGCGCCTGAAAATACGCCATCTTCATCAATTACAATAACATGAAGTTCATCGTTAGTAGCATTTGCAGCAGTAGCATATGAGGAAGTTCCAGGAGCTGAATCAAATTGTTGATAATAAGCCCAATCAGCTTTACAGCCAGAGGCACTAGAAAGAGCAACAGCAGCATTTGTTATAGTGGCGGCAGTATCAGAAGCAATTGCGGTAACAGTACCAACAACAACACCAGTAGAATTCTTAAGAATTGCGCCAATATGTAATTCGGTTAAGAAAGCCGAACCAGTAGCAGTTAAAGCAGTTGTGCCTAAAGTTACCGCATAAGCAGTACCAGTTAATACTTTATTTTGGTAAGTAGCGGAATCAGCAAAAGAAACTTTTAATGAGTTTCCTAATGTACCTTTATATTTTGCTGCCCATTCAACAGTATTTGCGCCACCTAAAAATGTTGCGTTATATACATCAACATTATTGATATCAACCGCAGTGCCTAATACTAAAGGAGAAGCATTACCAACAGCATTTTTAGCTAGAGCAGAATTGGTTCTAGTAATATACAAACTACTTGTATATGATAGAAAGTTAGCCGCAGTATAAAAAGATTCAAAATTGTTTACACTTGGTTTACCAAATAGGGCAACTAAATCATTTTCAGATGATAATTGTACCGGATATAGAATTGGACCCCATTGGAAAGCACCGGCAAATGCGCCTGTGGATGAAGCTACGGCCGGAACAATAGAGGTAAAATCTTTCTCTATAACTGTTACGCCTGGTGATAAAGCATATGCCATGTTGTTACTCCTGAATTATATTAATTGGGTTGTTAGGAATCGTTAATATCCTCGATTCAATATACTATTTAGTAATTTTTATATTTCAATTAGAAGTTGGACAATACCGGATTCTCTTCCTCATTGCCATCATCATAAAATCC